ATATTTGCCGTTGGCGTCGGTGGTGCCGATGATGTTAGACACCGTCTGCGCCAGCGCCGCCTGCTCATCATCACCCGTGCCTTCTTCAACACGTACAACGACAACAACGGGTTTCGCCTGATCGGCAATCGCCTGCAAAGAGGCCGCCAGCGTGCCTTTTTTACCGGCTTTGGCAATCGCGCTCTGCACGCTGGTAATCAGCACTGGTTCATTGAGAGGAAATGTCGCCGCATCTGCATCGCTGGCCGTACAGACCATGCCAACAATCGCGGTTGAGACTGTGGAAATGACGCGGGTGCCGTCGTTAATTTCGACAACCTGTACGCCATGATGGAAATCACTCATCCGTTTTAACTCCGTGGTGTTTGGGTGAGTGATAGTTTCTCCTGCCGGACTAACAGTGGCTATTCAACCCCGCTGGACGGGGCATGGCACAACTGCGCATCGCATTTTGCTGCCGGGAATTTGCGGTAAAGCGTTGAAATTCCCACATCAAAAATCAGTGCGACGCGCTGTCTGGACTCGCCCGCATCCAGGAGTCTGCCCGCCTGCGCCCACTGTTCTGCGGTGAGTTTGGGCCGCCGACCACCGACTCTGCCCGCCTCGCGTGCAGCGTTAAGCCCGGCACGCGTGCGTTCAACAATGAGTTCACGCTCCATTTCCGCCAGTGCGCCCATAATATGAAAGAAAAAGCGTCCCATTGGCGTACTGGTATCAATGCTGTCGGTGAGGCTTTGAAAAGCCACCCCGCGCAGGCGCAGCTCCTCAATCAGCGTGACCAGATGGCGCATACTTCTGCCCAGCCGATCCAGCTTCCAGACGACAAAGGTGTCACCTGGCGAAAGCATTTTCAGCAGCTTTTTTAACCCCGGCCTGTCCGATGTTTTGCCGCTCATTTTGTCTTCAAAAATCAGCTCACATCCTGAGCGATACAGC